CAAGCTTCCGCATCTTAATCCCCTTTCATGATTGTCACTACGGACAGCGAAAAACTCAGTACCGAAACGAAAGTTTCTACGCAAGCGCACAAATCCGGGCACTGTTGCATGAACGTCACAGTTGGTCGGGTTCGATCAGACCGTGCACGCGCAAGGCAACGAGCACCGCAAAAATTGCGGCTCGCGCTTCCGCATCAACCACCGGCCCGCCGTCTGGTTCCGCTATGCCTGCGGCACGGGGGCCGACCACCTGCCGGCCCTCCACCAATAGGCGGCCATGGACTTCCCCGCTGTGCCACTCTCCGCCGGCGAACAGCGCGTATCCACCAATCTCGCCCAGCCAGAGGCGCATACCCTCGCACGGCGCCACGAACCGCCAGCCGCCTTCGGTCCAGCCCGCGATCTGGCCGCCGCGCCCGGCCCAGTCACCTTCCGGTGCCGGCCCGAGGACCCAGCAGGCGCCCGGCACGGGGTCTGCGGGCGGTGTCTCGGTACCGATCGCAACCGCGCTCGCCTGGGTGAGCAGGTCGAGCCGTACGATCGCCTCGTTGTGATACATCTCCTTCTGGGCCTGCCCCGCGTTCAGCAGGGGCAGGGCGAGCCGGTCGCTCGTCTCGGTCATGGCGCTTCTCTCCAATTCGGTAGGGTCAGGGTCGCGGCGGGCGAGGTGCCGGCGCTGCCGAGCTGCCGGATCTCGACGGTCGTGCCTCTGGTGGCGATTGCCGCGCTCAGCGTCATTTCGGATGCCAGCGTTTCGACCGTCCAGCCGGTGCGACCGGGGGATGTCAGCGTGACGCGGTAGCGCTCGCCGCCAGGATCGGGGGCGACATCGCGGTTGTCCCGCCAGATCCAGTCGGTCCGGCTGCGCCGCGCCCAGCGCAATCGCGTGCCGCCATCGGGGCGTGGTTCGGCCGCCAGATGCACCGGGGCGAGAGGCAGCAGCGAGACGCCGTCGATCCGCGCCCGCGCTGCGGCGGGCTCGACGCTGTCCGAGGCGCCTTCCGCCAGCAGCCGGACCTCGCCGCCGAGCGATGCCGAGGGCAGGTCGATCAGGGCGAGCGCCTCCGGATCGAGCAGCACGAAACGATCCCCCGCCGTCTGACGCCCGATCGCATGTTCGGTCCCCCGTCGACCGCGCCACAGCCCGGAAAGGCGCCAGCGACCGCCGCCCAGCGGTTGCGCATCCGCGAACTGGAGGAGCTCGTCGCCCAGCATCGCCAGGTTCGCGCCGGCATCGAGCGCCGCTGCGTCCGCGCCGTCGAGCTGCATCCCGGCATGGGCCAGTTCGACTTCGGCCCAGTTGCGCCGATCCTCGATCCGCGGCGAGGCGGGGCCCGGCGGTACGCATATCGTACCGACGATCGCGACACCGCGGGTACCGCCCGTTACCTGCCAGGATGCACCGCCATCGGTGCTGAGCAGCAGCGCGGCCCGTCGCCAGCCGCTGGCGGTGCCGGCTGCGGCGACCGCGAGCCGGGGCGCCCCGGCCGTTCCATCGTCGATCGACGGCAGCTCGAAGGCGTGCACCAGGGTCCGGCCGATCGCGATGTCCTCCGCGCCCGCCACGCGCCCGCCGCTTGCCGCGATCGGCGCGACTTCGGGAGCCAGCGCCACACAGTCGAGCGACACGATCATCGCCTCGAGCTTCCAGCCATCGACCCGCCAGGTGCCCGGCGTCCCGGCGATGCGCACCCGCGCGCCCGGCGGGATGGCGAGCGCTTCCCAGCCGAGATGGACGCTGCGCCGTGTCCGCTCGGTATCGGTGCGCAGCAATGCGGCCTCCGCCAGCGTCCGTGCCCCGCCGGCATCGATCGCCGCGGGCAGCTCGATCCGCCGTTCGCCCGGTCCCGCGCCGGGCGCTCCCGCGCGCTGTACCCCGATCTGATAGTCGCGTGCAGGATCATAATGGCTGAGCGTCAGCGTCCGCGGCACGCTCGTTGCCGCGGCGATCGAGCGTGCCGCGCGGCCCTGCCCGCCGACGCCGTCGTCCGGGATCGCGAGCGCCGCGCCCGGCCCGCAGCGCAGCGCCAGCCCCTCGCCGAACCAGCCGCCGGCCGCATCGGCCAGCACCTGCGCGACCGTCCCCAGCGTCGCCCTCTGCGCCGCGAAGCCCACCAGCGCCACCGTCGGGTCGCTCGCCGCCACCGCGCCTAGTGCCACCGCGATCTCGCCCGCCGGCACCGGCGCCGCATCCGCCTGGACCTCGAAGGTCAGCGACGGGATCCGGTTGCCATACGGCCCGAGCTCGAGATCCTCGAACACCGCATAGGCGATGCCGCGATGCGCCGGCGCCAGCGCGGCACCCTCCGCTGCGACGATCAGCGGATCGGCGGCCTGGTCCTCGCCGCCCGGATGCAGCCGGAAGCCGGTGCGGACCTTGAAGTCGCCCGCGGCACCGCGCAGCAGCTGCCCGTCCGCCCAGATCCGGCCCACGCTTTGGATCGGCCGTCCCGAAAGCGCCACCGCCAGGCTGGCCGTATAGCTGTAGGTCGTACTGCTCGGCTGGCCCTTGCCGCCCGATTGCCGGTTGCGATGCTCGATCAGGTCGGTCGCCCAGATCACCGATCCCGCCACGCGCATCGTGCCGAACAGCTTGGGGATTTGGGTGCCATAGGACGAGGTCTGGACCTTGAGGTCGCTCAGCCGCGGCCCCTCGCGCCCCTTGCCGCCGCCCAGCACCGCGTGGTCGACGGCATTGCCGAGCAATCCGCCCACCGCCGCGCCCAGCGGCCCGCCGATCAGCCCGCCGGCCACGGTCAGCACCATGGTCGCCATCTCTCACTCCTCCCATTTTCGCCAGCGGCCGATCACCGGCCAGGGCAACGGATCGGGCCGCTCCACCACCCGGCCCAGCATTGCATCGGCATGGATCAGTCCCGTCCCGCTATCGATGCCGAGATGGATCTGCCCCGCGCCGCTCGCGAGCAGCACCAGATCACCCGGCGCACGCCCCTCCGCCGCGGCCAGCCCCGCCGCCGCAGCCGCCGCACGCACCCGCGCGACATCGCCGCTGCGCATCGCATAGCCGCCGCCCACCACCTGCTCATGCGCCCATCCCACCAGCCCGACACAGTCGAGCCCGCCCGCCGGGGTGCGCCCCCTTGGCCGGAAGCGCACCCCGATCGCCGCCCGCGCCCGGGCGACCACCGCGTCCCCGCTCATCCGCCGGGGTAGCGGGTCAGCAGGTCGATGCCGGGCAGATAGGGCTCGCCGCGAAAGTTGAGCGCGTTGCCGAAGCGTCCCGCGCAGGTCGCCAGCGTCCGGTCGCACCCTTCGATCAACAGCACCCGCCCGGGCGCATCGAAATGCGGCGGCCGGCGCAGGGTCAGCGTCGCGCCGGCCGAACTGAGGATCCGCGCCTCCAGCCCCGCATTGGCGCCGGTGATCCAGCGCAGCCGCCCCTGGGCATAGGCATTGGGTACCGGCTCTGCGGCATCGACCGTCAGCAGATTGTCGTCGATCGCCGTCACCACCGCGAAGCGCCGCCGCCCCGCCATCGCCACCCGGCAGCGCCCATCGCCCAGCTCGGCGCGGCATTCGGGCGAAGTCTCCTCCACCACCGGCCGCTCGAGCATCGCCGTAGCCCCGCGCAGCTCGGCGGTCAGCATGCCGTCCCGTGTTTCCACCGCGCCGATCGTGCCTTCGCCCAGCGCAACCCGGTTCGCGGGATCGGTCCAGTCGCACGCGAAGATCGCCACCCGCGCGCCATCCCAGCGTCCGGCGAGCAAATCGGTCTCGCTGATCGCATCGCTGGTCAGCGCGCCGGTCACGTCCATGCTCGCCGGATCGAGTCCCGCGCCGCGGGTTATCGCACTCGGCACCATGCCCGGCGCAGCCCGGTGCACCAGCCCGTCCCATTCTATGTCGCGGTCATGCGCCGTCAGTCCGATCGTCACGCCGTCGCGCCGTTCGATCCGCCAGCATAGGGCCAGCGTGGTGAGTTCTCCCTCGAGCCAGCTCATTCGCGGATCTCGACCAGCGGCACCGATGCGAGCGCGCCTGCCAGGAACGTCGCCCGGCTCACGCTCAGCCGGTCCTCGGCAAAGCGCACCGGCACGTCGAAATAGAAATGCGCGGTCACCACCGATTCCTCGGCCGGCGCCAGGCCGAGCGTCACCACCCCGCCTTGGCCGAGCGTGAAATCCTCGGTCTCGGCGCCGTCGATCATCACCTGCAGGGTCGAGGCGATCGGCCGGGTGATCCGCCGCACCACGCTGCCATAGCGCTTGACCAGCTGGAAGCGCGTGGCCGTGCCGTCGCCCACGCCGATCAGTTCGTCCCAGCCTTCCCAGTCGAACGGATCCCGCATCCGGAAGCCGCGCGCCGGCCCCATCCGGGCGCGGAAAAAGGCGAGCAGCTCGGCTATGTCCTCCTCCGAACGCAGCCCGGGGCCGATGTCATAGGCGGTGCGCGCCTCCGCCCATTCGGCATTGCGCTTCTCCTGGCCGCCCGCGCTGGTCACGATCGAGGTCGAGACCTGGGGCACCACTTCCGCCTCGCGCCCCATCGCGATCGGGAACAGCACGTCGTCGAACGCGTCCACATCTTCCTCCTGCTCGAAATGCACGAAACCGTCACGCAGCACCTGGGGCAGCGCCCAGACAAAGGTCCGCGCCACGCCGCGCCGCCGAGCCCGCCCGGCTGCCGCCGCGACATTGGGCCATTGCCAGCGATCCTCGGGGCGCAGCACGAAGCCGGCGAGATAATGCTGGTCCCGCACCGGATAGCCGAGCCGCGCCTCGATCGCCGCGATCCCGCGCGCGCTCGCGGCTTCATCGCCCGCCGCCGCCCAGTCATAATCCTCGAGCTGGAGCACATCGAAGGCCGGCGCCGCCCAGCCGGTCGGCACATTGGCTGCCGGCGATACCAGGGCGGTCGGCGCATAGACGAGCAGCAGCGTCTCCGCCTCGGCATCGATCTCGCGGACGGCATCGCGCAACGCCAGTGTCGATGCCGCGAGCAGGGCACCCGCCGCCGCCTCGACATCGCCGGCACCTGCCAGCGCCGCCTGGGTGGCGGCATCCTGGATGCACAGGCTGCCGTCCGGCAATGTCCACCACCAGGGCTCGCCGATCTGGAAACGCACCTTCAATCCCGCATCGCGCGCGATCCCGGCAAATTCGCGCGCCACCGCCCGCAGATAGGCCATCGCCCCGCCATGCGCGGGGGAGAGCAGGGTGGAGGGCGGGGTCCAGCCGGTCAGCGCCGGCGATCCGTCCGCTGCCCGCTGCTTCCAGTCGCCCCAGCAATGCTGGTCGAGCAGCTCATAGGAAAGCGAGAGGATCAGGTCATAGCCGAGCGTCCTGGCCCGTGTCGCGAAATCGGCATGCCAGGCCCGGCAGGCGACATTGAGCGCCGTCGCGCCCAGGCTCACATAATGGTCGCCCGAACTGGCCTCGAGCCGGAAATAATGGCTCATCCCGACATAGTGCAGGATGGTCCCCCGCCAGCCGAGCTGGACGATGTTGCGCAGCAGCCGCTCGGGCGTCAGGTGGTAATTGTCGTCATAGCCATTGGCGATGCTCAGCCCATGCTCGGGCACGATCACGTCGCCCACCGCCAGCACTGCACCCGGCCCCTCGCAGTCGATCGCGCTGAGCTCCACCCAGCCTTCGGCCGGGGTGGCCAGGTCGGCGTCCGCCTCGGTATAGCCGGGTGCGACCAGCGAGACGAACATCCGGTCGACATCGCCCGCCCAGACCGGATCGGCTTCGTCCGGCAGCAGATAGCCGCCCTGCACCGTGGCGAAGTCGATCGAGACCAGCGCGTCCTCTGTCGTCCCGCTCGCATAGTTCCACAGCCGGACATACCAGGCGCGGGGATTGCCGGTCGCGTCGCGCCCCTCGATCGTCAGCACCGGTCCATGCACCGCGTCGAGCGGCTTCACCCCCGCGGATCGCCAGCGGAATTTCAGCCGGCAGGCGCGGAAGTCGCGCGCGGTCTCATAGCGCAGCAGCGGATGGTCGTGCCGGTCCTCGGCTTCCCAGATCAGCCCGGCAAGATCGTCCTGGCGATAGAAGACCGCGTCTACCCGCAGCGCGTCGGGCGCGGTTGTCGTCACCGCCGCCATCATCGGGCGGGGGAAATTGACCGTCCAGTACACGGGATCGAAGCGCGAGAGCACGCCCTCGGCCTGCCCGCGGCGCGTCTCGGCGAGCCAATGGGCCATGTTGCTTCTCCTTTCCGCTATGGCATCCTGCCCACATGCATGCGGAACAGTTGCTCGAGTGGACGCATCCCGATGGCACGCGCCGCGTGATCCTCGAGCGCGTGGCCGGGGATCGCTTTCGCTATTTCGTTTCCGAGCTCATCGAGGATGAGGATTATGGGAGCCGCTACGAATATTGGCGCCCCGAATACCCGCCATCGGGCCTCTACGCCTCCGTGCTCGATGCCCAGAATGACGCGGCCGACCGGCTGCCCTGGCTGCGCGATCTTCTCGATGGAATAGCCGTGCAAGACTGAAGGCGCCGCCCCGGAATCTGGACGGTGCGCTTCCTTATGCTATTCCGCCATCATGTGGTTCCTTCAGATTCTGGCCGGCATCTTCTTCATGCTGTTTGGGCTGGCGGCCTGGCTCCAGAAACGGTTGCACGACGCCGTTGCCGAGCGGCACCCGGGGGCGCTGCAGGTGATCGACAGCGTGACGCGCAGCCTGCCGCGAGGCGCCCGTGCGCTCGATCGGCGCACCCGCTACCAGATGCTGCGGGATCCCGAGATCGATCGGCACATCCGCGACCTCGATCGGGTGCAGATCCTCGTCCAATATGTCTTGCTCGCCTTCAGCGTGCTGATCCTGCTGTTCGTCATATTCAGCGCGGCGCGTGCCTAGCGCCGGGTGCTCGTCCGGCGCTACTGGACCGGCGCATTCCTTCTGATACGCTTCGGCAATGGCCTTCCGCGATCTCTTCCGTCCCTCGCAAGGCGTTCGTGCGGTCTACGCCTCGATGGCACCCCTCTTCCCCTTCGCTGGCGGGCAATTCCCGCTCGCGCCGGGCAGCTTCCGAAACGGCGCAGGCGACAGCGTGCTCGGTTTCAGCGTCGATACCGATCGCTACAGGATGTCGGGCGGTGCGCCCGAAACGGTCGCGCTGATCCCCGTTGCCGGTCATGCCGACGGCTTCGTCTTCCAGCAATCGGATGGCGATGGCACCAGCTTCTATGGGGCGCTCCGGCTGTTGCGGCGTGAGACGGGTTTCGCGTTGTTCTCGCCAGAGGCGCTGCCGGCCGATGCCATCCGCGCGGCGCGGAGCAATCATGCCGCCATTGGGCCGCAAGTCTGCGTTTTCGCAGGCCAGGCCGATCTGCTCTCTGCCCTGGTCCCACTCGCCTTCGGTGCGCCGGAGCGATGCTGGAACATCTATCATCCGCTCTGACCCGCGCCCGGCCAAGCTCATTCGACCGACAGCGCAGCTTTGACAGCGCGCGCCACCTGCCGGCTCGATTGCGCCAGCGCGCGTGGGGCCGTATCCGCGCCAGCATTCACCGTGATCGCCACCCGCACCTCGCGCCCGCCGCCGGTGCCGGGCACCGCCACGCTGCCCGCGCTGGTCGGCACGAACAGCTCGGGGCCGCGCTCGCCCACCCAATAGGGGCGGCCGGGGCTCACCGGGCCGCCCGTTGCGCGGCCGGGTGCGCCGCCGATGCCGCCCAGCAGCTCGATCAGGACGCCCGCAATCCCCTTGCCGCCGGTCACGGAATCGATGCCTTCGCGCAACGCCGCCCGCGCGATCTCGTCCAGCACGCCGAGCGCCATGCGCTTCAGGTCCTCGAACCCGAACTTGCCGGTACGCACCGAGCGCAGCAGTGCATTCTCGATCGATCGTCCCGCGCGTTCGGCCCCCGCGCCCAGCGGCCCCTCCAGCCCACTGCGCATCTCCTCCACGTCGCGGGCAAAGGCGCGCGTATCGGCGCGCACGCTGACGATCAGCCGCTCGATCTCTTCCTCATCCATCGGGAAATTGCTCCTTGAGCCGCGCGAGCGTGTCGCCGTCGGGGGGCAGGTCCGCCTCGCCGCGTATCGCGTCGAGCAGCGCGCCCAGCTCGGCCGGGGTTGCAGCCCAGAAATCGGCGGGCTTCCAGCCGAACATCGCGCCCGCTGCGCCCGCCAGGCGCCGGGCATTGCTCGCGAAGGTCACCGTCCGGCCAGGATCTGGCCGATCAGCACGCGCAGGGCTGGGGTCAGTGCCTTGAGGCCCGCGTTCACCAGCGCCTCGCCGAACGCGGCGCGGTCCATTGCCGGCGGTTCCTTCAGGCAGTGCCAGAACAGCCCGGCGATCTCGGCGATGCCGAGCTTGCCCGAAGCCGCGCGCTCGACCAGCTCGAACAGCGGGCCAAGCTCCGCCTCGGCGGCGACCAGCGCCTGGAAGCTCGGGCGCAGCACATGGGTGGTGTCGCCCAGTTCGAGCGCCGCCTCGCCCCGCTCGGGGTTCGCCGCGCCGCTCATGCCGACACCACCGGGCCGGAGCTCTCCAGGCTCAGCGTGTAGCTGCGCTCGCCGTTGAAATCGCCGGCATAGTCGAGCCTCGTGACCAGGAAGCGGCCGGTCATCGTCTCGCCGCTCTCGAAGCTCAGCCGGTAGTCGTCGAGCACGCCCGACAGCGCGTTCGCCTTGAGCCGCGCCTCGGCCGCCGATCCGGTGAACACGCCGGCGCCCGACACGCTCACCGATCGCACCCCGGCGCCGGACAGCAGCTCGCGCCACCCGCCGCTATCCTTGCTGGTGATCGCCACCATCTCGCCATTGACGCTCAGCTGCGTCGTGCGCAGCCCCGCCACGGTCGCATAGACCAGCGGCACCGCGCCGTTTCCCACCTTGAGCAGGAACGCGCTGCCCTTTTCCGCTGCCATATTCATCTCCTAGAGCTTTTTAGATCTTTTCAGATGTTTTGGGTGTCAGTACATGATTGGATCATGCGCACGATCGAAGTCAGCACAGATGTCTACGCGAAGCTTTGGGCCCATCGGATCGTGGGCGAGGAGAGCGAGGACGCCATTCTCCGACGCCTACTCAACGTCGGTAGCGCGGATGCTCCTGCGCCTAGCGGAAATGGAGGGATGGTTATGAGGCGGATACTGTGGCGCGATGATGTGAAGACCGCGCTTGAACAACTCGGCGGTATCGCGCCGTTGGTCAGAATTTACGAGCAAGTTCGCAGCATCCGGCGTGCTGCCGGTCGTAGGATTCCGCCTAGCCACGATGCCATCGTGCGCCGGGAACTTGAATACAACAGTTCTGATTCGGAGAGCTTCACCGGGCGCTTTAACTGGTTCACGGCGGTCGAAGGAATCGGAGCAGGAATCTGGGGGCTCCGCTGATCCTCCTCAAACTTCACTGCGGAGCATCCGCACGCGAAATTCGCTCACCGATTGCCAGCGCGACTCTCCCTCGCGGGATATCCGCGCGCGCAGCAGCACCAGGCTGGCGAGCGCCCAGCCCTGGCCGAGCAGCCGCGGCATCGCCTCGATCGCCGCCTCCGCCTCTCCGGCGAGCCCGCGCAGCCGCACCGGCCGCTCGCCCGCGTCGAACAGCATGACGGCGAACCGCCCCTCGCGCCCGGCCATGTCCTTGGTGCTCCAGTCGGAGAGCCATGCCTCCTCGACCAGCGCATAGGGCCGCGCCGCGCGCACCGGCGGGGCGTCGAACACCGCGGTTACCTCGAGCCTGGCCAGCGCCTCGACCAGCGCCGCCTGCAGCACTGCCTGCACGCTCATCGGACCAGCCCCCCGATCCAGCGCAGCCGCTCCCGGATCCCGCGTCCCTCGATCGCCACCCCGTCGGCGCGTTCCTCGACCCGTGCGTCCGGCACGGCGGCGCGCACCGCCGCGGCGACCCGGGCGATCGCCCGTTCCACCGCGCTCATGCCGCCAGCCGCACGCGGCGCCAGGGCCGCCACAGCGCGCTCACCGCCGCCGGCGGCGCCGCGCCATTCTCACGGTGATCGAACAGATGCGCGACGAGCAGCACCACGCCCGTCGCGATGGGCGGCGGCAGGTCGCCCCAACCCGCCGCCGCCCCCGCGCGGTAGCTGACGGTCGCCCGTCCGCGCGCGCGCACCCAGCCCAGCCGCTGGGCGTCGATGTCGATCACCACGTCGAGCCCCGCGTCGATCGCCGTCACCGGCGTCACCGTGAGCGCCGTCCAGCGCCCCTTGCTCTCGACCGTCTCGCGGAAGTCCCGCGCGATCAGCGCGCTCCCTGTGAACCGCTCGGCCAGCGCCAGCGCGGTCCCCGCCAGCGTCTCGATCAGACCGTCCTCGCTCGCCCCCGCGATCCGCAGATGCGCCTTGGCGGCCTCGCGCGCGGCCTCGATCACCGCGCCCGGAAATGGCGGAAACTCCATCTCGCTCTCCGCATGAAAGGAAAGGGGCCGCCCTCCCCGGTACGGCCCCCCGAAAGGATCAGGCCGAGAATTTCAGCAGCTTGATCGCTTCCGAATTGCTCACCATCCCGCCGACCCGCTTGGTCGCGTAGAAATGGACGAACGGCTTGTTCGAATAGGGATCGCGCAGGATCTGCGTCTCCCCGCGCTCGGCGATCAGGTACCCCGCCTGGAAATTGCCGAAGGCGATCGACAGGCTGTTCGCCGCGATATCGGGCATGTCCTCGGCCTCGACCACCGGATAGCCCAGCAGCGTCGCCGGCTGCCCCGCCGCCAGACCCGGTTGCCAGAGCAGCGCGCCGTCGCTCGTCCGGAACTTGCGCACCCGGGCCAGCGTCGCCGAGTTCATCACCCAGCTCGCCCCCTGGCGGTACGGCGCGCGCAGCGCCTGGACCAGGTCGATCAGCTTCTCCTCGGGATTGGCCGCGAACGCCCCCGCCGCGCCGCTCACCAGATATTGCAGCGTCCCGAACGCCCGCGCCCCGTCGGCGGTCGCCGCATTGGGCGCCGCGAGGAACCCGCGCGGCTTGTTCACCCCGTTGCCGCCCACGAACGCCGCGCCCTCGGCGGCTGCGAACTCGCGCGCGATCTCGTCGCCCAGCCATTGCTCGACATCGAACGCCGCGTCGTCGAGCATCGCCTGGCTCGCCGCCGGATTGGCATAGAGGTCGCCCATCGGCGGCGCGACTTCGTTGAACACCGGCGTATCGGTCTCGTCGCGCGCCGCGGTCTCCGCCGCCCAGCCGCTCTCGAAGCCGCCGCTCGCCACCAGCTTGCGATAGCCGCTCGATCCCACCCGCACCACGCTGGCGATGCTCCGGATCGGCGACACCGCCTTCAGCGTCGTATCGATCCGCGCGTCGAGTTCCTGCGGCACCGCATAGCCGCCCGCGGCATCGCTCGTCCCGCTCATCGCCTTGGCCTCGAGCCCGCCGCCCGAGCGCAGGAAGCTCTCGAACGCCCCGCCCGACGCCGGCCGCGCCCCTTCGAGCATCGGCCGCACCGGCGGCAGCCCGGCATGTTCCATCGCCTCGAAGCTCGCTTCGAGCGCGTCCGCCTTCACTTCGATCATTCCCGTCTCCCGTCCACGCCAAAAAGCCCGGACGGGGTGCCCGCCGGGTCAGAAAATCCCTGTCTCGAAAACCGTCAGTCCAGCGCGTGCACTCGCGCCAGCGGCTGCATCGGGCTCGCCACCAGGCTCACCTCGACCAGGTCGAGCGCCGTGATCTCGCGCACGTCGCCGCGCTGGGCCTGCTTCACGCGGTAGCCGAACGAGAGCCCGTTCACCGCGCCGCACTGCAGCGCCTCGGCCAAAGCCGGCGCCTCTACCCGGCCGATCACGCGCAGCCCGCGCGCATCCTCGCCGATCGTCTCGATCTCGCCGACCGGCCGGCCCTGATGCTGCCAGAGCAGGGGCACCTTGCCCGCACCGGCAAAGGCTCCGCGCCGCACCACGTCGCCGCCGCGATCGACCGCGTCGAACACCGCGGCATAGCCTGCGAAGCGGACGCTCATTTCAGCCAGCCCGGAAAGCCGAGCTTCACCGCCAGGCCGACCAGCACCAGCGCCGCGAGCATCCGTCCCGCCCATTGGAACGCCGCCTTGAGCGCCGATCTCTTGGCGTCGCGCCAGGCGCTCAGCAGCTCGCGCAGCTCGGCCATGTCCTTGGCCGCGCCGGCATCCGCCAGCCCCAGCCGGGTCAGCGCCCGCTGTGCGCCCAGTTCGCCCGCTTCCTCGGCGATCGCGCGCAGCGTCACCAGTTCGGCGCCTTCCGCCTCGGCCTGGCCGATCAGCTGCGCCAGCATGTCGCCATTGCTCATTTCACACCTACCATTTCGCGTTTCTCGTCATCGGTGAGGAACACCGCCGCGTTCACCTGCGCCCAGAGCCGCTCGCGGTCCTCCGCCAGCGCGGTCAGCGCATCCATATCCACCGCAAGCGAGGCCTCGGGGAACCAGCCCGCCAGTCCTTCGGCGATCCCGGTCAATATCTTGTCGGCCAGCGGCAGGATCGCGAGCCGCCACAGCGCGCGATTGGCCTCGCGGTAATTGGCATAGGCCGCATCGCCCGGCAGCCCGAGCAGCATTGCCGGCACGCCGAACGCCAGCGCGATCTCACGCGCCGCCGCCGCCTTCAGCCCGACGAAATCCATGTCCGCCGGGGTCAGGCTCATCGCCTGCCATTTGAGCCCGCCCTCGAGCAGCATCGGCCGCCCGGCATTGGCCGCGCCGGCGAACCCTGTCTCCATCTCCGCCTTCAGCCGGGCGAACTGGTCGGGCGCCAGCACGCTGCCGTCACCCGGATCATGGACCAGCGCGCCGGAGGGGCGGGCGGCATTGTCGAGCAACGCCTTGTTCCAGCGCACCGCCTGGTTGTGGATCGCCACCGCGCCCGCCGCCGCGCCCAGGCAGCCCAGCCCGTAATGATCGTCGATCGGCGAGAAGCTGCGCAGATGCACCACCGCCGGCCGCCCGGCGCCATCCTCCGCCGCCAGCCGGGCGACATTCTCGCCCACCTTGTAGCGATAGGCGACCGGCCAGCCGCGCGCATCGGGCTCCACCGTCACGCGTTCGGGCCGCAGCGCATAGAGTTCGCGCACCGCGCCGCTGTCGTCGGTCAGGATCTGCACATAGCCGTTGCCGTGCAGCAGGATATGGGCGGCCAGCGTCTCGATCAGCGGCTGGCCGCCCGATCGCGCCGTCACCAGCGCGAGCAGGGCGGGATCGCTCGCCTTCAGCGCCGCGCTGCCGGCGCCTTCCGCCACCAGCTTCACTGCCCGCTGCGCCACCGGATTGTGGCAATAGGCCTCGCGCACCTGTGCCTCATAGCTGCGCGGCCATTCGCCGATGGCGCCCGCGAAGCTGCCGGCACGCGACAAGGCCGGCCGCGCGCCTTCGCGCACGGACTTCCGCCCGAACCATTTCATGTCTGATCTCCTGAAATCTCTCGAACGGATCACCCATCGAAGGGCATTCTCCCCGGCGAAGGCCGGGGCCCAGTCTTGAAAGTGGCAACGCCGGGTTTCGGCCCCGGCCTTCGCGGGGAAAGCAAGGGGCTAGTGCAGGTGCCGGGCCTGACTTCCGTCTAACCCATGCAGGCCGAGGTTCCCGAAACCTGACGCTTGCCGTCCCGGCCCCGTCATGGTCTGCTCCCCGCAGGGGGATATTCGATGTCTGGCAGCTTCTTCGCCGGGATCGGCAATGCGCTCCAGCCGGTCGGCAGGGGCAGTTTGCTGCCCGATGGCCGCGTCGTCTTCGTGCCGCGTCGCGGGCCCAACAGCACGCAGCCGGATGACGGGCTCCAGCGCTACATCACGCCCCGGCAACGGGTGCTGCTCGGCTGGGCCAAGGCGCCGCTGCTGGGGATCCCGCTGGTCCTCCTTATCTTCTTCCTGCGCCATGGCTTCAGGACCGGGCGGGTGCCGATCGATCTCACCCGGCCCGGCGAAGCGCTGTTCGTCGCCCTCTTCGCCGCGGTCTGGTTGCTCTCGGCACTTGGCTTCCTCCTCATGTTCCGCATCGGCGCCAGGATCGAAGAGCAATTCTACGAACCCGGCGACTGATCCGCGCATCCCTGCATCAAGCGCAGGGATCGCCCGTCGACAGCTCCGCCACGCTCAGCCGCCCGTCGCGGTTGCAGTCCCGCGTCCAATATCCCGCCGCCAGCCCGGCGCGCAGCGCGTCGCGCTCGGGGCCCTTGCCCGGCACCGCGGCGGCGACCATCGCGGTCACTTCCACGGGATCGAGCCCGCCGTCGCGATCGCTGTCGAAGCGTGCCACCAGGGCCGCGCTCCCCGCATCGAGCAGCGCGCCCACGCTCAGCGCGCAGCCGCACAGCCCCAGCATCCCGGCAAGCGCGATCGCCCGCCGGAACATGTTCCGTTCCGTCATGTCTGTTCTCCTGACTTCCAAAGCTCCCCTCCCTCGAAGGGAGGGGCCGGGGGGTGGGTGCGCGCGCCAGCGCGTCAGCGAAGCCGTCTCGGCAAAAGTACCCGCCGAGGCATCGAGCCTCGGCCGGCACCAACCCACCCCTGTCCCCTCCCTTGCAGGGAGGGGAATTGCGAACTCACAGCACCTGCCTCGCGCTTCACAAATCCTCCCCCGCCAGGGGGAGGTGGCACGCGAAGCGTGACGGAGGGGGAGGTGGGCGAGCCGATGCCTGGTTGCTTACCTCCCCCTCCGCAAGTCCCTGCTGACGCAGGAACCGGCACCTCCCCTGGCGGGGGAGGATCGCGGGCGCTCACAACACCCGGATCGCCGCCTTGCCTCGCTTGCTCAGCATCAGCTCGGTCAGCGCCCAGACCAGCGCATCCGCCCGGTCCGGCGATCGGCCCGGTCCTTCATAGCCGCCGCCGGCGACCAGCCCGCACAGCTCGTCCTCCAGCGCGGGGAAGGCCCCGGCATGGCGGATCTTGTCCGCCTCGTAGAGCAGGCTCACCGGCTCGGCGCGTGCCGCCTTGCCCTGGCTGGCATGCACCAGCATCACCGGCAGCCTGCTGTCGGCGCCGAGCAGCACGCTCTTCACCATCGCGCCGCCCTGGTTCTTCTCGGCGATCACCCGGTGGGCATCGTGCCGCGCGGCACAGGCCGCCACCGCCCGGGCCCAGCCCTCGGGCGTTGCGCCCGAAACGCTGGCGTCCTCGATCACATAGCCCTTGCCGTCGCGGCCCAGTCCAACCGCGACGATCCCGCAGGAATCGCCGCCTACGCCCGCCGGCGGATCGACGCCCACCACGCGGCGCACCAGCTCGGGCATCTCCGCGATCCGCAGCTTCTCGATCAGCGCGCGGTTCCACAATGCGCCCTGCAGTTCGTCGATCAGTTCCCCGTCCAGTTCCTGCCGGCCGAGCAGCGTGCCGCCATAATCGGCGGTCATCGCCTCGACGAAGCTGCGTGGCAGCCAGGGGTTGGCGCGGGTCTGTCCGCGCGTTTCGATCACGCCGGGCAGGGCCATCACCTTGCGCATCAGCTTCACCGGGCGCGGCGTCGTCGTCACCAGCGCCTGCGGATGCTCGCCCAGTCGCAGCCCCAGCATCAGATTGTCCCAGGCGGTCTCGCCGCTCCGTCCCCATTTCGCCAGCTCGTCGCACCAGGCGAAATCATGTTCGGGCCCGCGCAGCGTATCGGGTGCGCCGGCCGAATGGACAAAGGCCAGCGCACCGCTGGGAAAGCGCAATTCGCCCGAGCTGCGATGCCAGACCAGTTCCTCGTCCTTGCGCGCCGCTGCCAGGATTCCGCTCGATCCCTCGATCATCACGCGGTGCACATCGTCGATATTGCCGCCGACCAGCGCGATCCGCGCGGCGGGATTGGCGCGGGCCCGCGCATGCACCCATTCGGCGCCTGCCCGCGTCTTGCCGAAACCGCGCCCCGCCCGGATCAGCCAGATGCGCCAATCCTTCTCCTCCGGTTCTCCCTGTCCCTCATGCGCCCATTGCCACCAGCGTTCGTCATATTCTCGCTTCTGGGGCTCGCTCAGCGATCGGATCGCCTCGATGCGGTCTTCGGCGGTGCGCTCCAGCAGCGCCTCGAGCACCGCCTTATTGTTCACCGCCATTCTCCGCCGCCTTGCGCGCCCGGGCGCGATCGATCGCCTCCAGCTTCTTCAGGATCGCCGCGTCGGTATCCTCGGGCCGGGCGCGTTTCAGCTTCGGGCCGCCGCGCCACTTTCCCTGCATGGCGTTGCGATGCAGGCCCAGCAGCCTCAGTGCCTGCTCGACGACGATCCTGCTGCCGTCGGCGCGTTCGATCGTGTCGCCGCCCCCGGCCAGCACATGGCCGAGCAGCTCCGTCTCCAGCATCTCGTATCCGACGTGGAGCGCTTTCTGCCACTCCTCGCCGAAATCCTCGTCCTTGCGGCGCAGATGATAGACGCTCGGCGGCGTCATCCCCGCGGCGTCGGCTGCCGCCCGCACGTTGCAGGTGCCGGCGAGGTGATCGAGGAAGGCATCGCGCTTCTTCCTGGTCCAGCGCACCCAGCGGCGTCTCGCTTTCTCCACGGCTCCTCTCCCGAAAAAGAAAAGGGCCGGAAGGCGTTGCCGCCCCGGCCCGACTCGCAATTCTTCAGCGTGCTCCACTTGTGCCATATCAGCGTGACGATGTCAAGCTAAAAGTGCC